AGTCGGGATGTTCTTGAGCCAACTTCTGCTGAATCTGTGCCTTTTTCATCTCTAACGTCACTTGTCGTGCAGCTAGGATGTCAGGGTGATTATCAACTGTCCGTTGAACTGCCTTCTGTGGATTCTCAAAGAAATCTACTTCAGGCTCTTCCTGTTTTGTCTGTTGTTGTCTAGAACCAAGGTTCTGTTTAATGAGTTCATCTGCGAGCTTACGGACTTCGCCTACTTCTTGTGCTTGCTTTCCAATAAGCTTTTCAGCCTCTTGGTGCATTCTCACAATCTCATCTAAACTTTTATCCCTGTATTTCTCAGGAAGTTCAGACTTTTGCTCAATCTTCTGCTCTTCAGCTTCTAGTTCACCAAACACTTCTTTGTCATCGTCAATCAACATACTAATTTCCTTTTCCTGCCGTTTTCGGTTGTAGGAGATTCAACTCGGCATAATTGCTTATGAGTTGGCTTTGCGTTCAGCCTTCAACTTGTCAGTATGACTCTTGCCAAACTTGCTATAAGCAGTTGGAAAAGAGCCAGACCATCCTTCTAGTCGAAATGCTGGCGCAGATAGAATGCGATGAGTTTCCTCACCACACTCACATACGAGTTTTGTTGCCTCATAATCAACAAATCTCTCTGTTTTATGCCCATTTACACAGGCGAATTCATACATTCTTTTCATTTAAGTCCTCAAATGCTCTCTCGCTGACTTGCTTTAAGTTTTTCAGCCAAATAAGTATTGATAACTCACCTTTGCGAAATTGTAGACTTTTTTCATCTGCAATCGTTGAAATATTATTCAAAGGTTCAATCATCTTGTCAACATCTTCCATTAAATCCACCCAACCCTGAGTGGACATCATGGAGAATCGCTCTTCGTAGTAACGTTGCAGTTCAGGACTCATTGTTTGGTCATCTGTTGGTCAACAATCTTAGCCTTAGTCTTGATATCTGCTTCCTTGAGCATCAATTCAGCAATCTTGACTCGCTTATCAAACTCTTTAGAAGCCAAGGCATCTTCGTTTGGCAGATTCTTAGTCGTAGCAGCCATGCTCTTAGCTTGCAACTCAATAGGCATCAATTGAGCCTCTGTCAACAACTTCTGAGCCTCTGCTTTATTCTGCTCTGCTTGGGTCGTTTGGACGGCAATCTGAGCTTGAGCCAACTGCATAGCCAACTGTTGTTGCATTGCTTGGGCTTGTTGGGCTTGTGGATCGCCTTGAGACATCTTATCAAGCATCTCAATCAACTCATAGCGGTTAGACAACGATGAATTTGCCATGATTCCTTTAAGAATTACTGGCAAAACAGGTGTATTTGGGCCAAGAGTCTGCAAGAGAGAAATGAATTGCTGTTGTTCATGCTCACGAGCAATGATTCCCAATGCGGCAGTCGGAATAAACTTCATGTCCACAGTAGGATAACGCTCTGGATCAAACTGCATATAGCGATAAGCAGCCTTCGAGATGAACGGAATCATGAAGTCTTCTTGGAAATTTACCAAGGTACGCTTGTACTTCTTGATAATCGAGGCTACAGCCATCGAAATACCACCTTGACCTGCATCACGAGATACAGCAGACACCATTCCTTGAGAATCTAGCGTACCAGTAGCTTGTAAAAGCATACGCTCAAAGTCTTTAGCAGTTGTCAGGTTAGAGCCATCTGTATTGCCAAACTTGAATGGGAACAGAATTTCATTAGGATTGCCGTTTGTCAGGATAGCCTTGCCTGGTCGCACTTCAAACTTAGCACCACGAGGCAAACGAGTCGCATCCATAGCCATCATTGGGCTTGTAGTGAGCGCCAAAGAGTCCAAATGACTACGAACTTGGGCATCAATAGCCTTCTGTGAGTTGTAAGCCTTTTCTACAGTACCACGACCCAACAAGCGATTAGGAACTGTGTCGTCCTGATACGCAAGGATTGGGCGGTCTTTCATCATGTATGGGTTCTTTTCTGCCTTCAAAAGAACACCATCATTGGCAATCACAACAATTGCTTCAACCAGATCGGCATATTCGTCTTGTACTGAGTCTTCAGGGAATAAATCCTCTACTTCGCCATCTTCGTCTTCAAGTTGCTCAAGGTATTCCCTAGGAACAAGACCATAGTAGGTCAACAGTTTGACTTTATCGTCTTCAAACTGAGTAATCTCTTGAGTAGGCTCTAAGTCTGTGTCCATAGAGTCAGTACCGACTTCTACCTTACGATAGATGCCATCTTCCTGACCTTTAACAATCTTATGGATAGAGACATATTTCTCTACTGCCACACCCATACAGTCATCAATCGATGTGCCATTAGGGTCAAACAAGAAGTTTCTAGGATTAACAGGAACAATCTTGACTGCAATTCGGTCTTTTTCGACAACGCCAATAGCCGCTTGTCCAACTTGACCAGGAATAGGCTGAGTAGAAGGAACATAGACCTTCTCTGTTTTGACAACAATCTCACCGATACCAGTGCCATAGAGTTCGGCAAGAAGCTCAATTTGGTCAATAGATTTACGAATCTTATCGACCTTGAAGTCTTCCATGAGTTGAGCCTTGATAGCCGCAACATCTAATGGATTGTTGTTTACATCACGGATGTCGTCTTGGATGTCAAAGAACTCACCTTGACCAAAGATAGCCTCCATGATCTCGGCATGGCGGGTTTCTACGGCTTGTTGGGTAGCGGGAGTAACGATTCTTGAACGCTCGGAATCACGAGTTTTATCTTCTACAGCCCATTCGCCATTGAAGATACGTTCATATTCAAGCCATTCTTCCAGATAGTTAGTGTCTCGGTACTGTCGCCACCGATCACAGTGGTCAACAACGAAGGAAACCAGTTCCTTATCTGAATCGCTTGGTTCTTGGAATTCCATGATTTTCCTTTACCTGCCTTGAGAAGCAGGCTGTTGATTTTGTACTCTTTGCGCTTGGTCTAATAAAAGCATTAAAGATGTTGCAATTGTAGGATCAATATGTGCTGGCGCAAACCTTTGTGAATCAGGATTTTCAAATGCAGCATTTTGTAATCCAAATGCCAATCCTTCTGTACTTGTTGATCTATAACCTTCGTTTTGTTTTGCAAAATCAGGAGAAACACTTTTCAACCAATTTGCAATTTCTGGTTTGCTTGATCCAATTATTTTCTGAAAATTATCAATAAATTGCGTTTCAAGCTCACTTTTATTTTGTTTGGCTTTAACTTCGTAATATTGTTTAATCAATTGTCTTTCAGCGGCATGAGTCATTTCATGAGTAACTGTAGGCACAACTGTGTTTGGGTCTTGGTATTCTGAAAACCTATTAATTTTTAGTATGCCTCTATCTGGCACTTTATTTGAACTAAAAAGACCTGGCGTTACAAAAGAACCTAAAGTATTGTCACCAAGAAACTCCCTTTGCATTTGAGGCATTGATCTACGACTCATCAAATAATTTGCAAGTGTCTGATACTCTGGATTATCAGAAGCCTTTTGCAAAATCTTGACTAAAGCCGCATCCATTTTCATACCCCACTAATAATATCTACTGGCTCCCAATCCTCACTGTCATCTTCTTCCATGTAAGATGTAACAGCAAGTTGGTCAATGTAACTAAGGGAGTCAGGCAGGTCATCGTGAACACCTTGAGCAGGGAACAGAATTAACTGGTCTACGAACTCATCCCAATCTTCCTCAGAATTTAACACAATTCTGCCATGCTCAAACCGACCTTGTAAAGCCCAGATTATCCTGTCTGCTTTTTTTCTGTTTCCATGAGTCAAATCCACGATATGCGCAAAGGTGTTGTTTTTTCGCATAAGGTCACTCAAGTAGGGTAAAACAGCGTTCTTTAGCGCCCCCCGCTCAATTCCTACTGCTAAAGGTCTATAGTCCCGAATAGCAATCAGAATCTTGGCAGCAGTCTCACGGACGTCCCATCTTCCATGCTCAATCTTCTGGACAAACCACTTACCATCGTCCGTAACCTTCACTATTGAGATAGCAGACTCGTCTAGACGCTTTTTAGAGTTAGCGGCTTGTTTGGCAACCTCTTCAAATCCTGCTAGGTCAACAGCAATGTAATAGCTTCCATATTGAGGCTCAACCCCATATTTAATCCATTCTTCCTTAAAGATATCTGAACCTGCATTGGTAAAACTTGCCATAAACTCTTGCTTAAAAGCAAAAGAGGAGAGTGTTTTCTTGGCAGACTCAATCTCGGAAGGGTCAATTAGCGGGTTATCAGAAGTAGTGAAGTGCCATGATTTCCAGTCTGGATCACTTCCTTCTTCTCCAAGTTTGAACAGATCATAGAAAAAATTTCTTCCTTTTGGAGTTCCTATGAATAAGGCTCTTCCTCGTTTATCAGATAGAGATGCTCGGATAACCTGTTCCCAAGCCTCTGGCTTAATATCGGCTACTTCGTCTAGTACGGCATAGGTCAAAGACACACCACGAAGGGTATCTGGTCTATCAGCACCACGAACATAGATTCTTGCTCCGTTTATCAGAGTAATGTCTAGGTTGTTCACATGACTGCTCTGGATTACCTCTCTTCCAAGGTCTAACAACAAGTCCCAAACAATCTGTCTGGATTGACCCATAGTAGGGCTAACATACAGTACTGCCGAACCTTGTGGACAACGTAAACCCTCGATTAAAAGCGTTACAGCAGCCATACGGCTCTTACCGCACCTTCGACCAGCCGCAACAACTTTGAATCTCGTTTTGTCGCTAAAAACTTCTTGTTGCCAGGGTAGTAAAGCAAAGTTCAAATCAGCCATATTTCGGCTCCACATCTATTGGCTCTTCAGGGTTGATTATGGTCGGCTCTCCACCTATCCCAGTAATAGTGATGCTAACAGCACTCCTTTGGCTCTTATCTTTCTCAAACATAGAAATAGGTAATGTCCTATCCAAACACATCTTGAGAGCAACCAATTGGTGTGGATGGTCGTCATTCAGGGCTATCTCTATCACCTTCTGAGCAACATCCTTACCCCCAGACCTAATCATCAACTCCTTCAACTCTTTGAGCCTCTGGTGATCAGTCTTAGGCAATACAGCAGGCGGATTATCAGCAAACCTCTGTATCGTCATCTTCACAGACCCCTTCGGTCTTCCTCTTCCTCTTTTTTCCATTTTGTCCTCCTTGGAATGGATTGTTCATTTTAGCTTTTTAGGTGGGAGTGGTGCACCACAAATTTCTCAAGCCACCGACTACCCCCTCCCCCCCCCTATCAACCTCTAAACCTAGGGTTTCTACCAATGTCTTTTTGTACAGTACTGTTCAGGCATACATGATGGTTTTCCCTTGTGATATTTCTACAACACTTAACATAATATTTATTGCTGAGAATGATTCTTATTTGCAAGTGTGAGAGATAGTGATGCACCTTTTTCAGGGTACTTGTTTTACTGTTTGTCATTGTGTTTGTTTATCCGTTCCCTCTATCTATCCTTACACTATCCCTTATATGATCATCATCATTGGGGCTGTTACTTGTTGCGAAACCTATATTTAAAATACTCAATTCCATGCCAGGCCTGAACCCTTGATTGTGAGCATGGCTGTATAGGTCTAATACGTTTTCAAAACCCCTGCACAAATTACCTTTTCCTGCAGCTAATAAGATCATGCGCTGCTGAGCTGACAATGTTCTTTGAAAGTACTTAGTTGACGGGGTTGAAGGTCTACCCATGATGCACCTATAAAAATAATTTAAATAAATTCTATCATCTAAGGGTTTATCCCTATGGTTTTTTTATTTTTAGGCCATAAAATTACTTTACTTTCAATAGGAAAGTGCAACTAATAGGCGTAAACATCATGTATCCACAAAACGCAAAACAAGCTCTAGAGCAGCTTCAATCAATCCCTACAATCCACCAGGACTACAGTTCTTTTAGGTTTTCTAGGTTATTTCATTACGATCACTTAGAGCTAGAAGGTTTCTCTATATCTGAAAATTGCTGGGTTACTTTATGGTCAATCCATAACCTTGCATAAGGGGCAATCATGAAAAACGGGTTTTTAGACTACTTAGTAGCAATAATTTTAGGCTTGTCATTGTGTGCTGGTTTGCTTGCATATTTTGACATTTTAGTTAAATAGTTCACATTTTTAATAGGCGTTCAAAATCATGGATAAGATCACACAATCAATAGAATCATTGAATAGGGCTAAAAACGGGGACTCATTAGCCAATTACCAGGCAATCATGCAAGGGTTTGCTGATAAGGGAATTTCAGCAAATGACATTATTCCCCGTGAAAACGTGTTCACCTATAATGCCTGGTTAGCACTCAATAGACAAGTTAGAAAAGGTGAAAAGGGCGTTAAGGTAGTGACATGGATACCAGCAAAACAAAAAGATAGTGAAAGTTCTTTCATGCTTTGCCGTAGGTCTACTGTATTTCACATTTCACAAACTGATGCGATACAGTAATTAGACTGTAAACCCTTAGCAATAGGGGTTTATGGCCTAGTGTCTACTAGGGTTTTTTCAACTTTTTATAGGTGTTCACAATGACTAAACAACAAATTTTAGCCCTGCAATCAATTGGCAAAGGGATAATTGAAGCTGCAAACATAGACTCTATGGGTGCACCTAGTGGCGTAATTTATAGTGCTCTCATGTCTCATGGTGCATCGTTTAATCAATTTCAGCAAATTATGAGCACGTTAGAACGTCATGGTTTTTTATCGCATGATGTTGACGCAAATACTTATCATGCTACTGATGCGGGTTTGCAATGGGCAAACAAGGTTTAAAGGGGTTAAAAATGTTAACTATTTCATTGCATGAAAAAACGGATAATGATGGCTGGCAAACCATAAAATCATTGCCTATTGATAGTCCACAATGGGGGAAATTTGATAGGGATTGGATTAGCACTCTAATAGAATCGGGTTCTATGGTTATCACAATAGGCCATACAATGTATTCTATTGATAAGTGACTAGGGTTTTTCCCTATTGCAAAGGGGTTTCATGCCCATAAAATCTTAATTTTTAACTGATAGGCGTTAACAATGACAAATTATTTCACTTTCACCAATTTGCAAGCTGCAATTGATTATCGTTATGAAAACGGGTTAGGCGGCTGGATTTTTGCCCCTGAAAACGATAAACCTAATTTTTACCCGTTTCACGAAGTGATCTTATTTCCCTCTACTTTCACCCCTAGCGACATTTTTAATCACCCTTTCACTAAGGGCCGTTCGGGTAAACTGATAGCAGGCAATTAAACCTTAGACTGTTAGCCCTTAGATTAGGGGCTAATGGCCTAGCGTTTTGACTAGGGTTTCATAAACTTTTTGAATAGGTGTTACATCATGAAAATCACATTAAAAACCAATGTTTTGCGTGCAGCTTTAATTTGTGCTGCTAAAAAAGACCTTCGCTATTACTTGCAAGGTGTTTGTGTCTCAATCAATCACCCAGAAGTGGCAATGGTCTATGGTACTGATGGACACGTTTTGTTTGCAGGGCAATGCCAAATTGACGTTATAGATGCACCAGCACAATACGGGTTTCAAATTATCATTCCCTCTGACACTATCAAAGCAATTGATAAAAAGGCAAAATTTATCGATCTTGAAACGATTGAAGGGGGTGCAAAGGACTATTACTTGCTGGGTAATGCCCGTTTTCAGGCAATAGATGCACGTTATCCTGATATTTCCCGTGTAGTTCCCTCCCGTGATGCGTTTCCAGAGCAAAAAATAAGTTATTTTGATACTGAATTGCTTGTTAAGGGCAATGAAGCGTTAGCAATGTACTATGGGGCTAAAAAGGGAAAAGTATTCCCATTGCATCAAAGGGGCAATGATTCGGGCGTTATCCACAATAACCAAAATGATGCGCTGGTGGTGGTGATGCCAATGAGAAATGATCCAGGCACTTATCAAGGTCTAAACCCTGATTTTATGCAAGTGCAACAAAAAGCCGCCTAATTTTAGACTGCAAACCCTTGTTTCAGGGGTTTGTGGCCTGCAATTGGCGGGAAATTTCAATTTTTATAGGTGTCAACATGAAAACTACAGTTTATTTTTCAGAATTTTGTGATCTTTTTGGAATGATTCGACCTGACAATTTTTCTTATCAGGGCTTGAGAATACTTTTTGATTATTTTGAAGAGTATGAAAATGATACGGGCGAATCAATAGATTGTGACGTAATCGCCATTTGTTGTGATTTTTCAGAAGATTCTTATGAAAATATTGCAGATCAATATGGCATTGAATTAGATGCTGAAATGGATGAAGATTACCAAAAACAACAAGTAATTGAGCATTTAGAAGGCGAAGGCGCTTATTTAGGCGACTCAATCAATGGCATCGTTTACCGCAATTTTTAAGGGGCTAAAAATGACACAATCTCAAGCACTTACACAAGCCCTAATTTTGGCCTTAATTGCACCAAATGACCAAAAAGCTAAACAAGCTGCAGAATTAGCAGAAAAAATAGCCTACGGGTTAACAAAAAAACAAGTCAATCTATGTAAACAAGCTGCAATCAAAGAATGGGAGGGTTTGTGATCTATGCTTGCATTGCGCTAATCCTTCGAATACTCACTAAACGCTAACACCAAAGCCACCCTAAAAAGTGGCTTTTTTGTTGTTTGTCAAAATCAGCGATTAGAGCGATTATTTTCAATTCCCTAGTGCTACATCATCTAAGCGTAAAAAACGCCTAGAAGGGGTTTTTGTCGCTTTTTAATGGCATTTCTTCGCACAATTTGCGGATCGTTTCATTCAAGGCGTCAATTTCTAGCATTTTCCTAATTGACCAGGCACGTTTTTGCCCATGCCAGCCCAGAACTGGGTTTCGGTGGCAATCAACGCATAGGGCTATGCACGTGTACTGTAACCCTTGTTTGTAATGGTGGGCTTCGCTTGGTGGTGGTGCTTCGCATACTGAGCATGACAAGTTCTTAACCCTTGCAAGGTGTAGCCGTTCCCTTGTGTTTAGTTTGTTGTTCAAGTGGTGGCTTTCATTTCAACTCGGGCTGAGTATTGCTCGGTGCGCCAGCACTCTATCCGCGCTTGAGCAGCGGTCATCAGCCAGCGGTATCGTTCCTCAAGCTCTACGGCTTGTCTAATGCCTTCCAAAATCTCTATGTATTCTGGGTGAGCATAAGCAAAAGTGTCCTGTTTTCCAAGCACTTCAGTACCCGCAAGGCTTTTTAGCTGTGCGTGTTTACTGCGACGATATTCGTCTAAAAACATGCGGTCGGCTTTGGCTTTCGCATAGAGTGGCGCTGTGTCTATGATGTACTGAATGGCTTTAGTTGGCTCGTTCATTTGATAAACCCTTCATAGTGTCGGTAGGTTGGGGCTAGTTCATCTCTCCCGCAACGCCTACCATGCTCGTTTGCCTCTTGTAAAGCCTGAAAAGCCCATTTGCACTTAGTGCATACCCAATATGGCGGATTGCCTGGTGCGTCTTTCTTTTGTTCAATCATAGGTAACGGCCCTTTGTCGGATAATTAAGGCGCAATCTGCAATGGTTGCTCCTTCCACTTGGGCAAATTCAGGTTGATCGG